GCCCTGGTTCGTTCTGTTCTGCATATTAGCTAGGTACTTTCATTGGTATTGACTGAAGGAAAGTGGCGTAGTGGGCATTTAAAATAATGGCTGCACTAAGCCAATAGTTTAAATAACAAATGTGTGTGAATTAAAGCCTCTTGACTTCACGACCCCAAGCTGTATATTGGGAAGCACTTACTACCTCCACGCAACATGAACAATTTTATATTCAATTCAAGCACCCCCTTCGCACGATGCGTGGAGTTTTTTGTGGAGGGGGTACTTGTGTTTAATATATTTTTGTATGCGTAAACTCCCAAAAGAATCAACTCCGATTAAACATACGATACTAGAAAAACTAGCTCAAAGTAAACTAAGTCAATCTCAGTTTAATTTGATAATGGTAATCCTTAGAAAGACCTACGGCTGGGGCAAACCTACCGATTGGATCTCACTTAGTCAGTTCGAGGAGATGACAGGCATTGCAGCACATAATTGCTCAAGAGATTTAAAGAAGCTACTCGATAAAAATGTGATCGTTAAGCGAGGTAAGGAGTATGGCATGAATAAAAAACTATCTGAATGGATAGTATCTAAACAGATACTATCTAAACAGATACTATCTAAACAGATAGTAAAAACTATCCAAACAGATAGTCAGGGGTTATCTAAACAGATAGATACAAAAGAAACTCTTACAAAAGAAACTATACAAAAGAAAGTGTCCGACCTCATGACTGATGAAGACTTTGCTGAATATTGGCTGCTGAATAAACGGAAGGAAAAAAAGAAGAAGGCAAGAATTTTATTCTTAAAGCTTGAACGTAGCCTGCTACCTAAAATAGTTAAGGCGATGCGAACACGGAACCGATGCGACCAATGGCAGAATGTAAAGTACGTACCTCTACCTACTACGTGGATAAACGATGAGGGATGGAATGATGAGATAGACCCAGAACTAATCGAGCCGTGGTGGTTAACGCAGAAGCAATGGCAGAACCCCGAAGGCAAAGGAATTATAGATCAGGAGCTATTCGGCAAGGCGGCAGTTAAGGGGCTAGATTTAGATTTACTTGAAGACTTGGACATGCACTTAGCTATCAAGATCCTGGGTGCGGCCATACATGGAAAAGAATATAAACACTTAATCCCAAATAAAAATGTATAGAGAAATTGCACATAGGAAAATAGAGTTCGATGAACCTCGGCTCATGGTTGAGCTAAGTAAGGTTGCAGAAACGATAGCGGGGTACTTGCCAGACACAGAAGCTTTTGAATCTCTTGAGACATACACCGAGAAAGATTATCACTCCCCTTACGTGATGGATCTAGCTTTCGACTTTGACCACGAGACAGACTTAGCTAAAACATTTACTGATGCTCAAAAATTATATCAGTATCTATGGAAGAATCAGATTATAGCTACTCCGTACTTCTCAGGGGGCAAGGGATTCCACATCGTGATACCTTGTGCCTGCATCGGGCTACCGCCTAGAGAAGATACAGTTGATCAATACAGGGCAGTGGCTACAGGATTCAAGACAACGCTCAAGTTGGAGACTATGGATTTATCTATCTATGGCCAACGCAGAATATTCAGATCCGTAGGTAGCCCAAACCTTAAAAACAAAAAACTATTTAAGACTAGACTAACGGTCGAGCAGATGATGGACGGAACATTAGAGGACATCTTCGAGGCATCTTCAAAGTGTAAACCTGATAGGGGATATGAGTATGAGGATTTAGTTCCAGGCTTAGCCGATAAGATACTTGCAGCCAAGATCGTAGAACCTAAGCCTGAGAAATTAAAGTCAAAGAAAATAAAACAGGAGGCTCACGACATACCAATCACTGATGTACTGGATAAGCTAGGCGTATACTACGAGAAAGATGTTGTGTTTGAGGATGGCAAATCAACCTCGATGAAGATTTGTTTCGAGGGGAATTATATCAATAGGTTCTCAGAGAAGCCGCCACGAGGGGACACTTATGAGATGGTTATGTATTTTAACAAGTGCTCGTTTCCAGAAGCCAAGCGATGGATGAGGGAGCAATTCGGCATTAGTGACGTGGGGGCGGTAAAGGTCGATTCTATAGATGACATCAAGCAGCAGGCTAAGGCGTATTACGGAACCGAAACACTAGACTGGAGCGTAGGAGAGCACGCTTTTGTTAAATTACCGTTGCTCAAAAAGACACAATTTGGTTTAGTCGTTGGGACTTACAATTCCGGCAAAACCGAGTTTACGTATTCGGTTGCCCTGAATAACGCAAAGCAGGGGAGCAAGGTTGTTTATTTGTCTTTAGAGATGACGGGGGCTAGTTTGATTGAGCGTAGGGCTAGGGCAGTATTGGGGTATACTTCGACAGAGGTGGATCAAGACAATGATAAGCTGGATAGGGTGATCGAGGGTATGGATGCTCAGACACATGAGAATTTAGATATTATTGAAGCTCCCGATAACGTAGGCAGGGGGGCATCTAGGGAGTGGGTGGAGCAGATAGTCAAGCAGCGCAAGCCAGATTTATTGATAGTTGATAATTTTAATCGGATTGGCGGAGGCGGCTCAGATCAAGACAAGTACAATGAACAAGCCCTGTTGGCGCAGTTTCTCAAAGATTTCGCTGAGAAAAAAAACTGCTGCATAATCGGAGTTCACCACATCGGGAAGGCATCACAAAAAGAAGTTAGACCACCGGAACAGCTCACTATGGCCGATGCAGAGGGGACAGGGCAACTTGCGAATATAGCTTTGTGGGCCTTGATAGTTGGCAGGTATAAGAAGTTTTCAGGGGAAGGAACGCCAGACAAAGAAGACCTTGCTAGGTTTTGCATCAAGGTAGACCGAGATAGATTTGACGGTTTTCAGGGGTATGGGCATTGGTATTTTTACAAAGGAGAGTTCTTATCACATGAGGACTATCAAGACAGGCAAAGCATGTGGCACAATGAATAATTTATAATTTAATTTTTTAGTATGGCTAGAGAACACAAGAGCGAAAGTATGCGGGAGATAGGGCTAAGGATGATGAACGCTCCATCAGTTGTTGATATGACTGACGACAAGGCGAGAAGTCTGTTTATGATTTATGATTACTTCTGTTCGAGAGGTAACGCAATGTACAAAAGGAGCTTTGACCCCAATTATGCAATGGAGAAAATGCGAGGATTGTTTCATTTGTTTCAGGCTTATGGGCTACAGGAAATGGAGCACGATTTCGGGAGCGAATCTATGGAAGACCATGATAAAATCTTCCGCACCTTTGTTGAGCAAGTAGAATCTAACGAACTAACAGCATGAAACTAAAATGCAACAGATGCAAGAAGGAAGTACATGTACTGCTAACGCTAAAACCGATAGCGGTACGCCCTCAATTACTTAAAGACCCGACTTGGTCAGCTAGTCCAAAGTGGACATTCATGATCGGGGCTGAGTGTGTGGAGTGCGAGACTCACATCAAGTTTGTGAAACAAACGGACGTGCTCATTAAGAATCTTTTTGATAGGCTGCCAGTTATCAACTCGGACACGTTTTCTTGGTCGGGGTGAAAATCAATCCCGACAGCCAGCTAGATATCAACGGAGAGGTATCTAATTCTATCCCTACGACGTTTTCGGGGGTAGCACGACTCAATGTGCCACCTAGGGAATTGAGTCGCTTAGAAACGATCCTCGTGCGTTTTAGAGGGTATCAGTTCCGGAGGATAGCACTTTGAATTCTGTGGAGCCTACTTTTTTGGCTCCACTATGCCATAAATAGCGAGCTTGTTCTTTTGCTTCAAAGATTGTCTCAGCCTCAATCGTTAAGTGTCCAGTTTCAATCACTTGGATTTCGAGGTGAAAAATTTTCTTAGTCATTATATAGGGATTAAAAGTTTTTAGAGGTTGAACATGTACTCGTGCCAGCAGTCCTCGCAGACTGTTTCGTTTTCGTCTTTTCTGTAGTGGCTATCGGTTGTTTTCTCTCCGCACTCTTCGCAAGTATATTTTTTCATGGGTTTAGTTGTTAATTGATTTGTGAAGCATTTCAAGTTGCTCCTCTGTAATATTTGTGTAGTCGTTTATCAATGTCTGATATGCTGTTGCTAATTCAAAGCATTCGTCTTCGTCTAAGTTGTCAAAAATTGTGTCAAAGTATTGTTTGAAAGCTCTGTTTAATAAGTAGCGTTTCATTCTGTATATCTCTTTTAGGTTTAATGGTTCAGTTTTCATTTTGTTGTTGATTATAAGTTGAATAAGAATTTTGCTCCATAGACTACGGCTACATCTAGCACTATAATCCATAAGAGCAATTTGATTTGAAAGTCTAGCATGGTTTAGTTGTTAGTAATTGATTTTGACATGATTGACTAGCTCGTTTATATCCTCCATCACCTCGTTAGATAATGGTTGGCTGATAAAATCCTCGTAGCTTTCAATCTTGCCGATTGTTTTAATAATCCAGTAGACGTGATGTTTTAGTTGATTATCGTTCATGTGGTTTAGTTTTAAAGCCCTCTATTAGTTGGGGCTGATTGTTAATTGAGCCAGTCTTGTCCATCGACATATACCGCCAGATGGTTCGAGTAATTATTATCTGCAATGTATCTGCAAAGTTGGTATATCACATGATCGTTTGTCCCATTGTCCATAGCTTCGGCAATCTCTTGTGCGTTTGGTGAGCCTGTAGCAAAGTATTGCATTACTTGATTGTAGAACTGTTTAGCGTTATAAGGTGCGCCCGCTTGTCGGTCTTGTATTAAATCGATAATCATATTAGTTTTTGTTAAGCCCTCTATTAGTGGGGCTGATTATGATGGGAAGCTACCTAGTGAATATATGCAATCCTCGGTCATTTGCTCTGTATCTTTTCCATAGTCGGTATATGTTTCCTCATAAATCCGAAGCTCGGTTGCTCCGTCTTTGTGCCAGTCTGATATAATTGCTTGCGCCTCTTTAAGCGTAGCAGTCCAGTCATCGTTGCCATTCGTGAATACGTGATATAATGTTTTTGTTTTAGTTTTCATTTTGTTTTTTGTTAAGCCCTCTAATTAAAGAGGGCAAGTGATTAGTAAAGTGTACCGTCTACTGTAAAATCGTAGCCGTTGGCCCGTAGTGTATCCTCGATCGTTTCAAAGCTAGTGAGATACTCATACTCACTTCTCAGCATAGACAAGTAGTCCTCTAGTAGTGCGCTTTCAAATTCTTGTGTGATAGAGTCCTCGTCTGCAATATCCTGATTTAATCCCAGTTGTGTTTCAAAGTGTAAGGCCGTTTTGTATGTTTCGCAGCTTTCCCCATGATTAGCTTTTATTCGCCTGATTACCTCATGGGGATCCTCTGTAAGTTTTCCGTTGATAGTTCTATGGTCTAGGTGGAACTTCTCAACCTCTAGTCCGAGCTCTTTGGCTTCGTCTTGGATATGATCCCACCAGCACCAGTATTCAACATTGATTCCGCAATGATCTTCAATGGCCTTGTCTTTGGCCTCTTGTGATAGTTCCTCGAATTTGTATAGTTTTATTTCAATAGTTCTCATTTTATAGTTTGTTAAGCCCTCTATTAGTTGGGGCTAGTTAAAATTTAATTGCTTGCGTGTTGTATAATGGATTGATTCTGTTAGCTTTTTATAGGCTTGCTCTAACTCTTCGGATTCTTTTAGGATTTGATCGATATTTTCTAGATCCGCTTTGAGTTGTGCTAGTGCCTCATGTCTTCCCTCGATATAATCATGGCAATTTTGAATAATTTCAGGGTATCCATCTTCGCTTTTAAACCAGATTGTCGGCTCATAGTCTGCAAAATAGTCGCTGTTTGCTTCATAGGTGCGATTAGTAAGCCATAATTTCAGGCGTGGAGTAAATTCAAGTTCAAAATATGCCGATTGCCCTAGTTCCTTGATTGCGTTTAGTCCACGTTTAGAGATTTGTTTATGGTGCTTGACTGTTTCAAGCCCCTTGATTGCAAGCTCGACGGCTTCAATATGTAGCTCATTTTGTTTGATAGTTTTTTCTATGTTTGTCTGTAAGTCCTGCTTGTTTAAGTGTAAGAAAATCATGCTGTAAGTGTTTAATGATTAGGTGAGCCTTTTTAAATCATGCTCAGGATTGAGGTTAGGCTAGTAGCCAGTCTCCTATATTGCGACTAAAGTCGCTTGAGTCAGCGATATCATCAGCACATGCGTACCATTCGGGCGCAAAATCTTCGAGCTTTTCATCTAGTCTATTGACTAGGTAAACCGCATTTTTAAGCAATTCAATTAAGTCCTCTTTTGAGAAGTCCTGAATGCTTGATGCTTCTGTAATGTTTTGGGTCGCTTTCATATTCATAATTAAGAAGTAAAAAGAATATAGTAGTGAACAATAATCCACGAAAAGAAGTATAGCCAGACGGCAATACCTATGATGTGAAATATCTTATCGTGTTGCATATTGGTATGGGTTAAATGCTACGCTTGACATACTAGCACGACTCTCTAAATAAATGCAAGTGTATTTACATTTTTAGTTTAAACTCAGTATTGCATGAATTCAATAGTATGTTCTAATCAAGCCCTTGATTTTGCTCTGTTTAGTATTTCGTCAAGTCTATACACGTTTAATTAATATAGTGTTATATGTCAATGTTCAAAACTTGTGCAAAACTTTGGCTGGACAGTTACGCAATCCCCCTTGCTTCGCCCTCCTCATTTGCTACACCTATCCCGCACAATGTATATTGTCAAAGACTATCCCTGTTCTGCCCTTGTTTAAGCCATCATAATTTGTGGATATGATATGCAAACATGGGTTGCACACAATGAGGGTGCTAATTTTTGAGCACGTCAACGCAGAGCATTGCGCTTGTGCAAGCCAAGAACACACGATTGAAGCAGATTTTCGAGGGGGCATAGGGGGGTTTGCGGGGGCGTGGTAATTTCTAGTGTCAAGCTCCGCACAATCTGAAATTTAGACCAAATCCTATTTGACATAATGAAGCAAACCAGTATGATCTAACTATGACAGAAAACAATCTCCCTGAGAACACAGACCTGAACCAGTCAGTCCTCGGCTGGCTATTGAAGAACAAGCTCAAGAATGAGCGTGGAGATCCCCTCGGCTTCGATGAGCATTATTTCATGATTGAGCCTTACCGGGACTGGCACTGGAAGCAATGCTGCATGAAATCCGCTCAGATTGGCTGGTCTACTTTAGCTATATTGAAAACATTGTATGGTTCGATTCATCGTGGGCTTAACTGTATTTACACTCTCCCCACTTTTGATGATGTAAAAGATTTCGTCCCATCTAAGGTGAACAAAATTATTGAGGATAATCCTCCCTTGCTGCGTGTAGTGGGGAAATCTGACACCTTGACAAAGAAGGCTATAGGGAATAATTTCATCTGGTACAGAGGCACACATGGAAAGAAGGCAGCTATCATGCACACCAGTGACTTAAATGTATACGATGAGGTTGACGCATCCAACTTAGCTACTATAGATACGTATTCTTCTAGGCTACAGAAGTCTAAGTACAAGGGTGAATGGTATTTTAGCAACCCAATCCGTCCAGGAGGGATAGATCAGATGTATATGAACTCAGATATGAGGCGTTGGATGATCCAATGTTCTAGGTGCAATCATTATCAGGATTTGCGTTACGACTTAAATGTTGATGAAGACCAGAAGATATATATATGTGCAAAGTGCAAGCAGCCATTGAGCGAGGAAGACAGGCACGACGGTGAATGGGTGATAAATCAGAAAGGGAAGGAGATGCACGGCTATCACATAAATCAGCTTATGTGTCCTTGGGTGAGTGCTAAGGAGCTTGTTTATTTGAAGGAGACTAAGAGTCCGGAGACATTTCATACAATGATATTAGGTCTTCCTTATATTGCATCTGAGGACAAAGTACCGCCAGAGATGATAATCAATAATATTGTAGCTGAGGAGAATCCTAAGATGCGAAATGCGATGGGGGTAGATGTTGGGTATCATCACAAGCATTATGTATTAGGGAATCATGATGGGATATTCCAGACAGGCTCAGTTGAAACCTGGGATGAGATAGAGAATTTAATGATGAAGTACAAGCCGGTCACAGTGATTGATGCGATGCCTGACTCATATCCCAGGAGGAACTATATTGAGAGGAATGGAGCACCTAAAGGAGTTCAGGTTTATTGTTGTTTTTACAAGAAGAATTTGATGCGTAAGGAGCTGTATCAATGGGGTGAGAAGAAGCAGCAAGGCTTTGTATATATGGAGAGGACTAAAGCAATTGACGAGGCAGTAGCTAGTATTAAGGGGGGGGACATGGTGTTTAATGCACCTGGTAGATCTTCTCAGTCTTATGCTGATAGTGAGCTGAAGGAGTTCATTTTCCATTGGGGGAATATTTATAAGGTAACGGAGGAGAATCAGGTTGGTATACCAGAGAGTCGTTGGGAGAAGCAGGGGCATGAGCACTTAGTCCACTCTACTGTATATTTCCAGGCAGCGTTAAGTAAGGTACAGAGGTTAAGAGCTGGTACTAGGACAGTTGAGCCTTGGGTGAGTACAGGTATTGAGATCATTGGAGAAGAGATGGCAGCGTTACCTATACTAGCTAAGGAGCCTGTAAGGGAAGATGATTGGATATATTCTTGAAGTAATGTATAATATATTGTGTTAACGTATATATATGAATAGACAACAAAGTACGACACAAGCTGATGATAATTTACAGGAAGGTTTAAAGGGGCAGTTGTTGAATACCCCGGAGATGGATCTGGAGGATGCAGACCTGATAGCTATTGCTAACGGGTATATTGACGATGCTAAGCCATTGTTCACTAAGATGAAGAAGAGGATGGACAAGCATGAGAGCTATTATTTAGGGCATCAGTTGAACAGTAAGCGGTTGAAGCAGTATGAGGCTAGGATAGTATTGAATAAGTTGTTTCAGAGTTTAGAGACAGTATTACCTAGAGCTACTAGTAATTTACCAGCTCCGCAGGTGAGTTTACCACCTAACGATGATTCGAGTTCTGAGGTTGATAACCGGGTTTATTCAGACAATTTAGAGGAGATCATGTTAGCTATAGCTGACGAGAATAAGATCGCTCAGTTATTGAAAGACTTTTTGAGATTTCAGGAGTTGTATTTTATTGGTGTCTTGAAGTTTGGGTACGATGAGGAGACTAAGGAGATCTGGGTTGAGAATGTTCGACCTCAGAGGATTTTGTTGCCACCTAATCAGAGTGGTGAGTATGTAATTGAGTATCATGTTGATAGCTTAGGGTTCTTATTAAATAAATTCCCTGATAAGGAGAAGGAGATTAAAGAGGCTATAGCTGAGATGAAGGGAGGGGAAGGCAACGGTAAAGGTTCACAGGTTGGTTATTACGAGATCACTACTCCTCAGATGAAGTTCTGGAAAATAGCTGATGTTGTATTGGAGAAGATTGAGAATCCACACTGGAATAAGAAGGGAAGGAATTTCTGGACGACTGCACAGACAGATTATATATTTAGTGATTTATGGACACTTGGATTAAACCAATATGCTCAGACTACATTAGTTGAGCAGATCATGACGATCCAGGATGCTATTAATAAGAGGAAGAGACAGATCTCAGATACATCAGACAAAGCTAATGGTGTACTTGTAGCTTATGGAGGTCTTGGGATCACGAAGGAAGAGGCAGCTGTTATTGAAGATAAACGTAAAGAACCTAACGGTGTAGCCTGGCTAGAGAACGGTAATCCTGGTTCAGTACAGGAGTTCGGTGGCAAACAGCTCCAGCCTTTTGTATTTAATGATATGCTCCAGTCTATTGCTGAGATTGATAATATATTTGGTACACACTCGACTACTAGAGGAGAGAAGACTCCAGGTGAGGAGACATTTGGTGGTAGACGTTTATTGAAGGAATCGGATCAGGAAAGGATCGGAGAATTAGTACAGATGTTAGAGAGGGTGATGGAAGATCTGTATAAAGCTTTCGCTCAGCTTATTATTGTACATTTTAAGAAGGCTCATTTCGTTCCGTTTATTGGAAAAGATGGGACAAGTAAGCAGTTAAAGATTGATAAGAACGTAATTGAAGAGGGAGCTAATATTAAGGTTAGACAAGGGTCTACCTTGATTAAGGATAAGGTAGCTGAGGCTGCTGAGGCTATCCAGCTCTGGCAGATGAAAGCAATTGATATAATTTCGTTACATGAACGTCTTGGTGATCCTCATCCGTTTAAGACAGCTGAGAGAACTATGATGATGCAATTAGCTCCAGAGCAAGTCTTTGCTAGAGTTAAGAGTGAATACGATGCAGCTACTAAGGGAGATAAAGAGGAGAAGGTTATGATATCTATCTTACGAGCTGGAGCTGAGAATAAAGCTCTTGCTAAAGGACAGCCAGTTCCTCCGTTTGAAGGAGCTACACCTCAACATCTAGCGTTACATCAGCAGTTAGTGATGGATATGAAAGAAGCTGGAGCACTAACTCCAGAGATAGCGAAGGTGATTAAGGAACATATGTTAGCTGAGGTTGCTACCGTCAAAGCACAAGCTGGTACTGCGAGGGAAGAGATAGCCGCTCAAGAGTTTACTGGAGGGACATTTGACAGTGCAGCGTAATTATTGTTAAGATTACAGTGTATAGTTCAAATCTTTAATAGATTATATGGATGAACCAAATGCCGAAGCTGCTGATGCAGCAGGAGTGCAACCAGACTCCCCTGAAGTCGGCAATCAGGAAAAGGTTGAACCAGATACCGATTCTAACGTCAGTGAAGACGCTAAAACACAGGACGGAGAATCTGAGAGCGAGGCAGACAAGCCTGCTGATGAACAAAAATCTGAGTCAGATGATGACAAGAAAGACATTCCCCAGGAGTTTCATAAACATCCTGCATGGCGTAGACAGCAGCGAAACAACAGGCGATTAAAAGCTCAAGTTGAGCAGCAGTCTAAAGATATGTCAGAGATGGCGAATCTCTTGAAGGAGGTGGTGGCTCTTCAGAAAGGGGAAGATTATACACCGGAACAGGGGGAGGACACTGTGCCAGATATGGCAGAAGTCCTCGATCAAGAAATGGATAACTTGATTGACGAGTTATCTAAAGAGGGGACAAATTTAACATCCTCTCAGGAGCAGGAGATCATGGATATTGCTAATGAATACGGTCAAGATATTGACGGTAAGCAGATCCCACTCTCTCCTAAGCAGGCATATAAGGTTTATCTGAAGTTATCAGGTGGATCTAAAGCTGCAACTGATAATGATGGAGCTGAAGAAGAACCAGAAGGCACTGAGAAGAAAGTCTCCACCAGATCGAGCAAAACGTCTGGTGAAAAGGATCTCGGTAAGATCAAGATCAGGGTTAATAAGACGGACTCACTTGATGATGTCGTCGCCAAAGCAAAGGGGTATATAAAACAATATCACCCCGATAAATAAAATTTAATTGGTAATCATGACTTTTGATGACGTTGTGACCTCGGTCACGCAGGATCATATTGTACCGAAAGTGTTTGATACTGTCCTTGGTTCAAATGTATTGACTATGAGACTCATGGGAAATGCAGTACCTTGGAAAGGAGAAACATATAAGGTTACAGTTAAGACTAGCTCATCGACTGCTGGTGGATCGTATGATGGTTTCGATACTTTCAGTACGACTCGACCAAACACTCGTGTGCAAATGTCTTTCAATCCTAAAGCATACTACCAATCTGTTGTGTTATCTAATCTTGAAATGGCGGTCAACGCTAAGACAAGAGAAGGTGTCCTCGACCTTTTAAGTGTTGAGATGGCATCTGCACAAGATGACATGGCTGATGGTGTCGGTACTGCGTTCTATAGCGACGGTACTGGAAATTCTAGTAAGGATTTCACTGGTCTAGCTGCTGCCGTTGATGACGGTTCAGTAGCGGCTACATATGGAGGTCTAGCTAGAGCTACATATACAACATTACAAGCTAATGTTACTTCAGGAGTTGGAGCTTTGACTCTCTCTGGTATGGCAACTATGTATGATAGTTGTACCGTTGGAGGAGACAATCCTACTCTAATCGTAACTACGGAGGCTGTATGGGCGTTCTACGAACAGCTTCTACAACCTACAGTAAGAGCAGGTTACGATGCTTCAGGTTTCGCTCAGGTCACTAAAGGAGGCATTTCAGCTTCACGAGGTGCGCTTAAAGGAGAAATCGGATTCGATGCTCTATGGTATAGAGGAACACCAGTTGTTAAGGACGAAAAATGTACCGCAGGGTATATGTACTTCCTTAACGAGAAGTACCTTAAATGGGTCAGCCTACCACATCCAATCCATTCTACGACTGGACGAGGTGGAGGAATGATCGACGGTTACTACGAGCAAGAAGGACTCATGCCATTTACTTGGACAGGTCTGAAAGAACCGGTCAATCAAGACGCTGAGATTGGTCAATTCCTAGCTTACGGTGATCTAGTAAACCACAATCCTAACAGAAGTGGAGTACTACAAGGCGTAACATCAGTATAATATAACCTTGTAATCTTATGGTTAATGCAGAAGATTATATCCCAGCTCTCAAGTTCGGTGCGACTCTCAAGTCCGATGATCTTGGAGCGGATATTGTAACGGGGGCTAAAGTAGCTGATGACGCAATCAGTAAAGAACATTTGGATTCTGGCATCGAACCTACAGATATTTCTGTATTCGGGAATAAGCACACAACAAGTGGTGGTGCTGCTGCTGAAGCTATTACTGTCACAGGTGCGCTTTCGACAGATAAAGTTTCAGTCACTCTAGTAGATGATGGTACGAACAATGTAACAATCGCCAAGGCTGTCATGACGACAAATACGTTGACGGTTACATTTTCTGGAGATCCAAGTAATGATACTATTATTGATTACGAAATTTTCAGGGCTGCGGCCTAACGAGTTGAAAAATCTCTAAAATTTTCAAAATTGATTTAAAATTTAATTAAGTAATATGGGTGCTTCAATCTTTTCGGAGATAGCTTGGAAGACTGCCCTCACAGACTCTAGTACCACTGCTCAAGAGCAGGTCGGGATACTACGGTATGAGTTCGACTCAACCAATGCTCTACGAGGATTCAGATACATGCAAGCTGCTGCCGATACAACTGTGGCTTCTGGTGTCGCTCTAGCGTATTCAGATACGTTGCGACAAACAGCTTCGTCTGATATTTCAGATGCTAGTCCAAATCAACCAGCTGGTGTTGGTATCGGAGCTATTGCTGCTTCATCTTATGGATGGGTGCAATGTTACGGTTATCACGCTACTGTTAATACCAATGGAGATGATGATATCGCTGATGGCGATACTATCATCCTTGGAGCTGATGGTGTTGTAAACAGCGTCACTGCTGGTACAGCTTCTACATACAAACCTCTTGGGGTGGCTGTAGCTGCTGATGTCGATGGCGATGATACTGTGGCAACTTTCTTAGATTGTGCTTAACAATTTATCCTTCCTTCTTCGCAAGAAGAGGGTTGGACAAGTCGTTAAATATATATTCTTTAATTTTATACAATGGCTAAAGGAAATACAGGGCAGGATCACTTGCCTATCGAAACTCAAATTAGAACAGTTACTAATCCATTAAATGTGCCATTCACACATACATGGGGTGGGACACCGTTTACTGTTGAAGCAGGGAAAACACAGCAATTCCCAGGGCATATCGCAATCCATCTAGCTAAACATTTAGCTGATTTCATTCTTATTAACCTTGGCAGATTCCACGATATTCTACGTGGAGATAAATTAGTTGCACAAACTATGACACGTAAAGAACGTGGAGAAGTGATGCAAGCTCTACTAGATCGAGAAACTAGTGTTGACGTACCAGCTATAACTAGTGAGATTAAGGAAGTAGTTCAAGATTTCAAGGGGAAGAAAGCTGACAAGCCAGAGCTTATTGGAGAAATTCCTTTAGAGAAAGGAGAGGCTGAAGAAGTGGCTGAGGGATCGGAAGAAGCCCCTGCTGGGGAGCAGACTCCTGAAGAAAGATTCGCTGAATTGAAAGAAATTGGGTGGATGCACTTAGACAAAGGTCAGAAAAAGGAGTATAGTAGTCTCAAGAATGCTTTAACGTAATAGTGTATGGCAGACAAAGTTTTTGGAGGGTTAAAGCCTAGTGCTAATGGCCCACGAATACATACAGGCAGTAGTATCTCAACATCGGATGCGACAACAGTAGCGCAAGATTCACCATTAGCGTATACTACAGCCAATCTTACTTTAGCTATTCCTACGAATGCAGCTGAGGTTTCATTGAGGCCAAGCACAGATTTGAGGGTATCGGCTAATTCTGATCCAGCAGGAGGCGATTCATATTTCGTAATGGAAGCTGGAGAACGCATTGTAATTGGTGTAGCTAATATAGCTAATTTATATGTAGCGGGTAATGCTTCAGCAGGAACTCTTCAATTTTATTTCATAACTGTGTAAAGCTATGGGACTAGGATTGAACCCATCATCGGGAGGTAGTAGTGCTGGCGAAGCAGGTTACATTGCGCCAGATGAGCAGTATAAAGTTGTATTTTTTTACGATGATTTCATTACATATCATTCAGGTACAGTTGATCCCTGGGTTGCATTTCATTCAGGTTCCGCAGTAGGTTTTGTAGCTAGTCCAAGTGATTTTACAGATCATCCAGGTATAGCGAAGCTTGGCACAAATGGTTTAAATAATTACTGTACTTTAGCTACAGGTTTATATGGATCATTCTTATTAGGAGATGGTGAAGATACGCAGACATGGATTACACGGATACAGAGTTTATCTACAGCTGGGAATGTTATGACTTCATATATGGGGTATAGATATGCAACTAGTTGGAGTGCGATAAGTTCTTGGCCAGACGGTATTTGGTTTGAATACAATTTTGATGAGTCGCCTAATTGGAGAGTTACTACGAGACGGAGCGGCACATCAACTACAACAGCAACGAGTGAGGTAGTGGATACTGATTGGCATAAATTTGAGATTATAGTAAATGCGGACGCAACTAGTGTAGTGTTCAAGATTGATGGTACAGTAGTAGCAACACATACGACTAATATTCCAACGACGACAACGAGGTCAATGGATAGAGTATTGTTGTCGAGAAGAATTTCTTATGCGTCTGGATCTAAATTTATGTACGTAGATTTCTATTCTCATAAGAAAGTACTAACTAACCCACGATACTAATGTCATATTTAAGCTTAGGAGTTGAGGCAACAAGAAATTCTGGTCGAGTCATCACCGACGACATTGAACTTGTTAAGAAACTCTCAATAGCAAAATTAGCGGATGATATTAATTTATTTGATCCTAGAGCAAATTTCCACGACAACTTTGATGTTGAAGCTGGGACAGAAGGAAATTATGCTTCTAAAGCAGTAGGAGCAACCTGGGCTTCTAAAGCTGCAAACGGATTTTATTCAGGTTATTATAAGTCGATTCAGGAAACCACTCTTGATGATGACTTGCGACATTGGTATGAATTTGCAAGGGATTGTGACGATTCGATTGGTAGTGTAAATCTAACTCCGGACTTTGATACGTTTGTATTAGGTACTATTGGATACGCATTCGATAGTGATGGAGGTAAATCAGCCTCAGCCACTACATTCACTGGTTTTGCAAATGCAGCAGCTTGGACTATTTCCTTTGCATATAAAGCTAATGCAGCAGCGACAGGGGAGACATTACTAGAATTAGCTAATACTTCTGGCAATGATTACATCGAGATTATAATTAATGCTGGCGATATTACGGCTACTTATTACGATTCAGTACCTGCGGCAAAATGGACAGTGACTAGAACAATTACACATGGTACGAGTGTTTTCCATCAGGTGACTCTTGTACATGCAACTAATGGAACAGTTTCCTTATATGTTGATGCTCTAGCTACCGTTACAGATGTGGAAGGGGCTACGTATAATTACAGTACGATTAACGGAATCTACCTATTAAGAGATGAAGCTGGAGGTGGAGGTTCTAAAGCTGATGTTGTGATTGATGAGATCGGAATTTTCGATGCAGCGAAAACTGAAGCTTGGCATGATTCTATATACAACGCTGGAAACTTTGTTTCATATCAGCCGATTGATTACACGAATATTACTGCTGAAGACACAAGTTGTTTAGCTTGGTTGAGATTTGATGGAGATTTAAGAGATAGGAAAGAATACATTTTTGATAATCCTGATGTTGCTGACGCAGGCTCGCCAACATACGTTGCGGCTGGGGATGCAATATTCTCAGGGGTGCAAGCTTTAGAGGGTGCAGCGGATGTCGGTAGAGTCTTTGATTGTACATCTAACTTTGCAGGTGGAGACTTTACAATTTCTTTCTTCATACAGAGAGATCCGGGTATTGCTGGAGATGAAACATTGTGTACTTTCTCCAATGGGTCAGATGCGATGTTCATGTTTATAGACTCTTCAATGCGGATTAATGTTGAGGGTGATGAAGGGGATGAGTTTGAACTACAGTCTTCAGCTATCAGCACAAATGCCTGGCATCATATAGCGGTTACGTTTGATGGTACAGATGCTTATACATTATATGTGGATGGTGTATCAGAGGATACAACAACCTCAGACGGTACTGACAACTATTCAGACTACGATCAGTTTATCTTAATGGGAGACTATGATGGAGCTTGGTCTGAGAACTTTGTAGGGAATATGGATGAATTTGGATTCTTTGATGAAGAGAAAGATCTTGCATGGTCGCAAGGCTCTTATGGTAATACACCATTAGATGATGAAGGTAATACTGATGTAGCTATTGTTCAAGCTAGACGTTATGAAATATTCCAGGCAGCAACCGTTACTATGGGGCTAACTTCTCTGGGAGATGCTATTGATTTATTTGTTTCAGTTGAGGCGATTAGAGTTACTACGTTATCGGGGGCCGGTGAAGGTAGTGCAAGTATCACATTTGACATCGTGTTATCTGGTGCATTAGGGACGCTATCAGACCAGCAAGTGAATGAATGGATATTCTTAGGAGAAGATGATTGGCCAGGCGTAAAGAATTCAGTACTGACCTTTAATATTACGCCAACAACGAAAGGTGAACCGACTTTATATTATCCAGTTTTTGCAGGATTTAATCTTGAGGCAATAGTAGCCGCAACAGCAGACTCAATAACTATCTAATTTAATTACACTATGGCTACAACATTATATGAGGACGTATCGAAGAGTATGACGCATTTCGACATACAGGAGGCAGACATGCCGTATACTATTACACGAATTAGTGATGTATTTTTATTGATGACGATTGAATCTGATGGAGTTTTAAATTTACCAGCAATTAGTGAGCGGTCACAGAGAATTATTATTCATGATTTCGATATTAGTTTCGCTCCTGATAATAAATTAACAGTCACTCCTAATGTAGCTCAGAACGATTTAATTGGTATAGAGGGTGAGACTTCCCTAGATATGATTAGAGCAGGTGAAACTTTAGTAATACAATCTGTTTGGGTAGCAGAGGATGAAGAAGGACTTTGGGAGATTGTAAGTGATATTGAGAGAAAAGGGAAAGGAGTAGATATAGCTAGTACGAATGATGTTGATATTCCGTTGGCTGGTAAATTCTTTGATGTTACTGGTACAACTCAAATTAACCGGATTAGTGATATAGGCTTCTACGGTGGTGAAGACTTCTTCCTACAGTTTGATGGAGTAGTGACTGTTAAAGATAATCAAGCTGGTGCTGGCGATTATGCTTCAATCTTACTTACCGGTTCAGGGGACTATGTGTCAGCAGCAGGGGGTATATTGCATGTAATTTATGACGGTAGCGACTTTAAAGCTTATCCAGTGTTCGCAGAGTAATCCTATGAATCATGGCAACTTTACAATACGACAACGTATCAAAGCAGGAGAAGACGTATGATATTGATGACACTGATTCAGTACGAACTAAGAGATAACTAAGCATGACTGATTTAGACGTAATACAGCGAGACATAAAATATATGCGAGGAGAATTTGATACCTTGAAGAATGATATCAAACAAGAGATGCGTAGCATCTATAAGAAGTTAGAATATGAAAATCTGACTAAGACTTACGCTACGAATGATGATGTGAAGAATGTGAAAGATCAGGTCGTAAAGCTGGAGAATAATCAAAGATATGTTGTATATACGGTACTAACAGTGGTTATTGTGGGAACTATTAAGTTAATACAAATAACAACATGAAACTCTTACAATGGTTAAAGCAGGTTGAGATAATATTTCGCCAAGTAGCGTTAATCTTTACTTTAACTGCAATGATAGTAGTTATGTTCTGGTCGCTAGACTCCAGGATACCTTTAACAGTAGAATCGCCAATGCTAATAGTTGATGATAATTTTCAGGCAGGAGACACGGCAGGATATATAATAGATTATTGTAAGACTATAGATAAACCCTTTGTTTTATCTCGTGAATTGCATCGGCAAGATGATCGCTTAGATATTATTGGTTTACCTACTTATAGTGTAGGCACACCACTTCCGATGGGGTGTCATGAATTAGTTTCAAATAATATCCGTTTACCAGTTGATTTAGATCCGGGACATTATAAGATGGTAGTATACATTCGATACCAAATAAATCCGATTAAAACTCTGTATATCGAATTTGAGACAACAACCTTTAACGTAATGTAATGTCTGACCAATATCTAGCTGATGTTCGAGCCAAGGCACAGCAGGCTGAAACACAGCTACAAAGATTTATGAATGCTAAAGATAAGTTAATTAAAGAGATTAACGATCTTAATGCTCAAAAGAGACAAGCCCAAGAAACTATAGGATTTTTCCTTTCTATAGAATTTACAGCGATGTTGAAACAAATTAAGGGATATAGGGCTGAAGCTGAAAAAGAAAAGCATAACAACTCAGAATTTCTTTCGAGGATGCGCTCTAAGGCAGAAAAAATAAGAGAAGATAAAGAGAGGCTGGAGGAAAAAGAACAAGCGTTAGAGAGCGAATCTGAGCGTCTGGTAGCACAGGCGGGAGAGCAAGCTGCTCAAGCAGTGAATTTAGAGGATTTACTCCAAACCTTGCAACAATTGATGGATACGGCTAGTGAGGATCAAGAGTTGAGTCAAAAAGATCGTGAGGAAGCTCAACAAATTTTAGAGAATGCTGAGGGAATTTTAGGGAACACAATGACAGAAGTTGAAAATAAGAGTATAATCATAGGTGAGAAAGAAAGATTGGTTGATAAGAAGTATCAGATTGCAGTAGTCCGTGAAGAATTGTTAGATCAGAAAGAGGAATGGATTAAGGTACAAGAGAAAAAGATCAGCCAGCAATGGGATCAAATCCTAAAATCTAAACAATATCTTGATGAGCAATGCAGTGAGAGATGAAAATAGAGTTACTTCTGAGCTAGGAGTTAGTGATGCTGACGGGACAACACCAGTAGGTGTAACGGTAGATCCAACTACTCAAAGGCTACAAGCTCGTATTGTTAGTTTAGGAGCAAGTGCGACTGTAGGCACACGTATTGTAAGAGATGATAATAATGTACCAGTGAAGGCAGGAGCAAGTTCAGTAGATGATGCGCCTATACCTTTACACACAACTCCTGACGGAGCATTACTAATTAACAACAGTTAAATATGGCTGAAGCAGAAAGAGATAACAATTACGTAACGGTAATGTTGGGCGTAAGCTCAGTAGATGGGACTACTCCGGTTATGGTGAAGGTTAATCCGGTGACAGGTCGTATGTTAGCTGACGCTGATATAGTCTGGCCTAGTAGAGCGGTGGCAGCAGGGGAGGCTACAGATGCTCCTACAAGTGCTGATGGAATTGTTCAATATTCAACAGATGGAGCACAGGCTTTGACGGTGACCTTGCCAGAAGCTGCGAGTAATATTGGTACAGAATTGACATTAACATTTGAAACAGATGGTGGTCAGGATATTACAGTGAATAGGACTGGAGCGGATACATTGGATGAAAACGCTGATACAGGGAATACAAGTTTTGTGATGGCAAACGCTGGGGAAACTATTGTTCTGAGAGCTATTCAAGATAATATCTGGCTAGTAGTAGCGAGAGTTGGAGGTACTTTAAGTTAAACACCATG